CAAATACAAAAACAACCCTAACCATAAAAATAGACGCAGACATCAAGAATTTGATGGTTGATCAGGCGGATGCTTTTGATTTGTCTTTGTCTGAGTATTTGTCTATGTTGGTTGTTCGGGATTGGGGTGGTGTTGATGGGGTTTGAGGCTAGGCGTGCTCGTGATGGGGACACGGTGTATTTGACTGTTCCTGTGCCGGGGTGGTTGAAGAATGATTTGGTGGATTTGGCTGTGTTGCGGGAGTTGTCGTTTCAGAGACTTGTGGGCTTGTTGCTTGTGAATGGTGTTCGGGATGCGGAGGGTCGGGCTTTGTTGGAGGTTTCGGATCCTGTTGAGCCTTTGTCTGGGGTTGTGGCTTATTTGCGGGGTGAGCGGAGGTTGGAGCCTTGTGGTTTGCCGTCTTGTGATAAGAAGCCTGTTGAGGTTTTGGGGTCTTCTTTTTGTGATACTTGTGGGGTTTGTTTAAGATAGGTCCCACATTTGGGAGATGGATGGGCGTTTTGGTTTGATGCCTCGGCGTTTTTGTTCTGCGGCTAACTGTCTGCTTGTTAAGCCTGCCCATACTCCGTGCATGTCTATCGGGTGATATTCTAAGGCTTCTTTGAGGCATTGTGGGCGTACGGTGCAGTGTGCGCATATTTCTCTTGCTTGGAGGATGTAGGTGATGTCTTTGTGGTGTTGGGGGAACATGAGGTTTGTTTTTCCTCGGCAGGCTGCTTGGTTTTGCCAGCGTTTTGTTTGTGTATCGTCTTGGGGTTTGTGGTTTTGTTGTTTCATTTAGGTTTATCCGTTTTTTGTTGTGTTTGTTGGATGTGGGTGTGGTACGGGTTGCCTGTGTTGGGGTCGTATTTGCTGGCTGTTGCGAGTGCTTTGATGGCATGTTTTTTGGCTTGGGCAGGGTTTTTGGCTGGTGGCATGTTGTGTAATGCCCCTAACGCATAGGCTGATCCTGTGCCGAGGGCGTAGATTCCTGTGGTGTCTGTGAACCATGAATAGTCGCCGTCTATCAAATAGATGGTTTGGTTGACTGCTACGAGCATTTCGGAGTCATGTTCGGCTTTGTTGCTGTTGGTGTTTGCTTCGTTTACGGTGTACCCGTTTTGTTCAAACATTTGTCGGATAGCGGGGATCAGTTTGTTGGTAACAAACTCATCAAGTTTCTTACCCCTCAAGGTGGGTGGGCAGACTGGTGGGGTGAGAGTATGGGTCAGTAAGTTAATAGCCCTTAGATCTCCTGCTGTACCGATCAGATACTTCCCGTTCACAGCAATCTTAGAAGTCTCAGGTTTTAGCGTATTCACCTGATAACCCACCCCATTACTATCCACAGAAGTAATACGAGTATCCCCCGCTATAAGACAATAACCATCACCTTGGATACCTACGATTGTTGTCATAAAGAGGGTTCAGGCTTTCTTGCTATTCCGTTGATTGAACTGTGCGGCTTTTGTGCAGAGAAGGGTTAAAGGTTGATCGGATGGATAATGATCGGGGTTTGTTCCCCAACCCAAGCCCCTGCAACATTGAAGTCAATGTATTCTTCGGCTTCTTCATAGGACATTCCGTCTCGGAGCATGAGGGTTTCAGCCATAAGTGGGTACGAGTACACCGCTAATGGTGGTTCGTTCATTCGTTGTGTGGTTCCGAGGAACGCATGTTCAAAGCCGTCCGCTAGGAGCACTCCTTGATCCATGGCTTCAAGGTAGGTTTGGATGTCATCTACCGTGTAGTTGGGTTGCCAGTTCATAGGACTGCCATATCTGACCAACCCTTGGGGTCATGGTTTCCTACAAGGAATGTGAGTGTTCCCGGTGTTGACCAGTTGCCACTCATGTCTGTATACCATTTGGAGCCACCGTCATTTGATGGGCATTGGAAACGGTACCAGGGTCCGAAGTCTTGAACTTGGAGGTGATGTTTGTGGGCTGTAACCCAAATATCGGGTTCGCGTCCTTCTTCACGGAGGATCTTGATTGACTGTCCGCGTAGCCATTCTACTTCTTTGCCACTGATCTTGTGCCCATGAGTGAAAGCCACTTTGACTCCTGACAGGACTGAGGTGGTGATCATCTCGTCATGGGGAATATTCCATTTAAGTTTATCTGTTTCTGGTCTGCCGTCTAATACTCGTTTGACAGCATCGGTGAGGAAACCGCCTGCGTTATCAGAGTCACTTGTTACGGCTTTACCGCCTCTTCGCATCCATTCGCCATGGTTACAAAGAACGCTGATGAACTCTGCCTCTTCGGCTAAAGGAGATAACTGTCGGATTCCTTGCGCCCAAAGGTCAATAGCCAACAACAATTGTTGACGTTGTGTGAGTTCTACCGTGAATAACTGGCTGGCATAGTTTCCATCGCATCCTTCAACAGGGTCACCCATGTTGACGATGGCGATCTTTTCAATGTTGCGCCCGATCTTGCGTAAGTCTTTGACTCGTTGGATCGTTGCCTGATAACTATCTATGATTCTTTCAACTGTGGCATCAGTTCCACCGCCAGCGGATTTGCCTAACTGCTGATCTGCCCAACAGACCACAAGGGTTGAACCTTTTTCTGTTGATATCGGTGTAACAGTTTTGGGGACAGACTTCCATTTTTGAACATATGTTCGTATGTTGTCTATCTCAGTGTCGGGTAAAGCGGTCAAGTTTTTGCGTTTAAAGCGTGCCTTATATGAGTAAAGCCAGATGATATCGCGGTCACCGTTTTCTAGTCTTTTGGATGACTGCCATTTGGACATTCGGACTGTGTCGTCAACTATCTCAAAAATGTCTGGATCTAAACCGAATCCTCGGAGTACAGCATTCCAGTCGCCACCCATTTCTGTTGGCATTGCCCCTGTGGATAACTCTCCGCCGTCTAAGCCGATTTCTGCCCAAGCGGTTTCGCCTTTCGGGTTGCCGTTGGCATCATGGGAGATGTCGTTGAGTTTGCTTCCGAGGTTGCTCATTTGCTTGCTCCTAAATTGTTAGGGAAACAGAAACATGCTGTGTGTCCTTCTTGTCGGAAACATTCACGCTTTTGGTTGATGGTTGTTCTTGATATTGAGAAACCTTCATCTATTAGTGCTCTGTGTATTGCAGAGTTTGATGCAGGTGATTGAAGTGCGTTGATGAGCGCTACTTGTGTTTCGGGCTCTAATTGCTTGTGTATTTTGCCTATTGGGCATGGTGCGCTTACTGTTTTGGATAACTGTGCGAGCGTGCCGAGCAGGTTGCTTTTGGACTTCTCTTGACTAGCCATGTGTTCTCCTGTCTTTCTAGTATGACATATTTGTACCTATTTTTACTTGTGTCAAGCACTTGACGTGGTATTAGCAAATACAAAAGTAAAGTAATAAATGATTAATGAATATTCTTTGAAAACAGTCGTGATATCACCGTGCTAACCTGTCCCCGTGGTATCAGCACACGACAACAGACGCGACCACGCAATACGAGGACCATTAGAAAGAGTTGTCAAAGAAGCCCAATCCAAGAACCATTCAGCAAAACAACTTGTTGAATCAATCCTTGAAGAATTAGACGAACAGAACATCATCGCCTACACCCCTAAAAGCAATGTAAACCTTTTAACCCCAGCAGGGCGGATACTTATCTACCTGATAGAGACACCGGGCTTGACAGTGCGCGAGTTGTCAACCACATTGGGGGTAACGAGCACGGCGGTTATTAAAGCCTTATCCCTATTGACCAAAAGCAAACTCATAGCAAGAACAAAATCCAAAGGTCGCTATGAATATCGTATAAATTTAAATAACACGAGATATCACCCTGATCTTCGGAGACTGATACGCACCATTTCAGCAGTGCTTGAATCTAGTAGCGTGATATCGCACCATGAGTTGGACACTAACCAAGAAGATTGACATAGGTCAGATACCGCCGACACCGACGGAAAACATCTATGACACAAGCATCGTGGCTCAAGCCTGTGCGCAGTTAAAAAAACATGCCTACAAGTACGGCATCCCCACAGGGTACAAACAGGAACAAGACGGAAGACTTATCCACAGCGTCCTTCCAAACCCCACAACAGAATTCCAACAAATATCGTCGTCGTCAAAAGTAAATTTAGAGTTACACACAGAAACCGCTTTCCACCCATACAAACCATCCCATGTTCTACTTCTGTGTTTGAGAGGGGATCACCAAGCCCCAACAACATTTGCCATAGTTGACGAGATCGTTGAATCGTTAGACGAAGAAACGGTCACATTACTTAAACAACCATTATATATCACAGCAATAGATGACAGTTTCAGGACTCATGGGGAACCAAACAAATCCATTGTGATGCCAATACTCAAAGAAGACAAGCATGGTTTATCTATTTGTTTTGATGAGTTCTTTATGCGCGGGAAAACATTCCAAGCACAAGAGGCTTTGGATAAGTTGAAAATTGCCATTACCGAAAAAACTCGGGAAATAGTTCTGCAAGATGGCGACCTGTTCGTTCTTGACAACAGGAAAACTATCCACGGAAGAAAACCATTCTCCCCTAGATATGATGGAACAGACAGATGGGTTCTGCGATGTTTAGTTGTTGACAGAATGCCACCTGAAACACATGTGATCTTTAAAGACCACATGATCATTACTACAGAAATGTAAAACATGTTTAAGATTATTGAAAGATTCTTCCGCGGTTTCGTTAACCAAGCGCCTCTCGCATGGCAGGATGAGAACGATGATGCTGTGACCGCTGATTTTGGTGTGGAACCGATAAAACAAAACATCTACCCATACTTTGGTAAAGGTTGGGAAAATAGCATTTGGTGTGACGACGGCTGGATCAACATCATCGCGGAATGTCACAGCGAACTACTAAACATTGACAAAAACTACAAGATTTATCAAATCAAAGAAAAGTTTGGGACTCTCCGCTACTACTGCGAGCCATCACATTCAAAGCATAAAGAACAGTTCGGTGCGATCGTTGATAAGTATGAGCGCATGTCAATCAAAACATGTGAGATTAGTGGTGCATCTGGTGTGCTCATGAAAAAAGACGGACACTTCAAAACATTAAATCCGACACTTGGCAAAACCCTTGGATACGAAAAATGCAAGGCTAATCAAAAATGACGGTTATTGGTGTACGAGGTTACTTGTGTCCTTGCAAAACACCAGTACCTCGCAACCCTGAATGTGGTGATAAGGGCGTAGAAGACGACGACTAAGAATCGTTAAACGCTTTGTGTTGCAATCCAAGCAGAGAAAGCCTCATCTTGTGTAGGTATCACCCACACTTGACAAACACCAAGGTCTTTATGTTTGTCACCAACTAAAGCCCAAGCGATTTGCATTTCCCCTGATGGTTCAACAACACCAACATTGCATTCAAGACCAAACATTTGCAAAAAGAATTCAACTACGCACGGAGCATCATCATGCGAACAAGATGAATCTTCTTTATCTTTGTTCGGGCAGGTGACACCAACAATTTCAAGATTCGCTTTGTTTAACTGCATCAAAACGACATGACCGTCGTTGTGCCATTTGATCTCTTGGTCTGTATCTACCATGGCGTTAAGACTACCTTATACAAACTACAAAAAATAGACTCAGCACTCCCACGCAAAAAATGCTGAAGGAACCTTTCCTAACTATTTTACCACCAATTATGGCTCAATAAAAATGCATTCCCCCGGGCATTCCTCAGCAGCCTCAATCACATCACTAAGACGATCTTCTGCGAAAGAAGCCAAACCATCGGCTCCTTGTGGGTTCCCCACAGCGTCCGCATAAATCTTGTCCCCTTCTTTCACATACGCAAGACCGTCGGGCATCATGTGGAAAACATCTGGGGCTATCTCTGCGCATAGACCATCTCCCGTACACAAGTCCTGATCAATCCAAACTCGCATTACTTACCTTCTAGATGATCGGGGATTCCGTTCCCATCTTTATCTTCAGCGTTTCTTCCTGTAGAAATCATCAACCCTGCAAGAGTGCCAGTGATAAATGTTGCTACAGAGGAAAGAACACCAAAGAACATTTTGTCGTTTTCTGCTTGAGCACCGATTGGTTGTGTAACAAATACGAGTGCCCACAAAACACCGATCGTTGTGATCATCAAAACGAAACCAAGCATGCAACCGATAACGAACTTTAGGCGTGCATCTAGTTCTGCTGGTGTGAGACGCTTTTTCATGGGGCGACTGTCTCCTCTGTTGGAATTGTTTCTACGCTTGTTTCTTTCGGATCCCATCCAAGAAGCGCGTCCGTGCATGCTCCATCTACTTCGCATTCTGGCGGCTCACATTCTGTCTTACCCCAATTTTCAGGGTCTTGACATGGGTATCTGTAATAACCGTCATAACCACAAGAAGCAAGAGCAAGTATGGATATGAGAACAAGGCTAAACCGCTTCATTCGCCTTTGCCTTTGCAGGTGCTTTTTTATCAACCTTGTTGAAAACATCGTTGATTTCAGAACTTGAAAGTTTTCCATCTTCAAGAAATGCGCGTGACAAGCCTTCAATCACGACTGCAACCCCTGCAATTCCAGCCATGAAGACAGCCTTGAGTACCGGAACACCAGCGATAGTTCCTGCACCGATAACACCAAGACCAGATGCGGCGAAAGTAGCAAGAATTCTAAGCAGGACATTGACTAGTAATTCCTTTTTCATTGTTGAACCTCGTTAATTCGCTTATGTGAAAGAACGCATCCAACACCACAGTAAAGAACAGATTTGTATTCACGAACCATTCCTTTGCCACGCGAACTACCACAAGAAGGGCAAGTGTGTTTTACGCCTTTGTAACCGATGTACATAACGTTGATCCCGGTATCAACCTTTGGGGTTGGTGGAACAGCAGAAGATGATGCTGGTTTCTTCGCTGGTTTCTTGCTCATTTTTTACCTTTTTTCAAAGATGCAGAAGCATGATCCGAAAGGTGTCCGTCTATTTTTAATTCAATTACAGTCAAATCGCTATCAATATCTGCGATGTCGTCTTTAATTGAATCTAAACGGTCTTTAACGAAACCGTGATCGCGAACATTTTCTCGTCGCCCTTTTTCAATTAGCAACATCAAAACGCCAAACGCACCAGTAACAGCAGAAGCCCACACGATTTCCATACAAAAACTACTCCTTTATGCTTTCGTGGTTTTCTTTTTAGTTGACTTTGTTTTTGTATTTTTTGGTTTATCCTCAGCGATCAAAATTGAAGAAAAAAACGCCTCGTTGCGTGACTCAACAATTTTTGGTGCTTTATCAGAGGAGACGTAACGGCTCATTAGAGACCAAGTAACTCTTTCACTTTCGGTCCGACAATGTCGTCAGCCTGAAGTTTGTTGGCTACTTTGAATGCTTTGATTGATTCTTTCAGGGCATCAGACATCAAACCGTCAATTGTTCCTTTGTAGAAACCTTTAGCCTTCAATGCTTCTTGTAGCGCTTTGTGTTCACCTGAATCAGTTTTAGGTGCTGATGGTGTTGAAGCAAGCGTAGGGATTGCTCCGCCTTGGAACGCAAGTACAGCGGCAGGGACATCATCACCGCATACATAGCGCAAATGCCAAGGCTCACTTGGGACTACTTCCCATGAGAAACCAAATTCTTTAACATTTGCAATCAACCAGTTCAGACGCTTTGGCTCTGAAGCGTTAGCAACATCAACCGCCAAGCCGAGGTTATGCTGCGATTTACCCGGTGTGGCAAGCATCGCCATACCTTTTTTAAGGTACCAAGTTTTTCCTTCAAAGGTTTTGGTGCTGGTTCCGATTACTGGTTCAAGTTGGTAGCGGGTAAGGAAGCCTTTTTTCTGGCTTTCGTAACTGCGGTATAGGTCACCGGAACTGGTCGGTTTTAGTTGCACGCCTTCTGACTTTGCTTTTACACACATTGCTTCCCATGCATATGAAGCGAGATGGTGAAGTTTTCCGCCACCCTCAACGTTGCGTAGCAGTTTGTCAGGGAGTTCGCCGGGGTTAATGCCTTTTAGATCTTTTGGCAATTTGACAGGAACAATGTAATCCCACGCGACTTTTGACATCATTAATCCTTTATATCTTATGGTGAAGAACTTAAATATTGTACACCATAATATATATTACATTAATTGTTGTCAGGTTCCCGCATGTGTAGATACATTGCACTGAATAGCGCGATAACGGATGAGATGCCAGCGATTCTCTGGATACCACCCGACAGCGTTAGGTAAACAACCAGCGATCCCGAAATTGTGAAGCCCAAATTCATGAGACCGAATGTAAACTTTTTCATAAAAAGACCCCAATCCAAAATTTTAACTCCATTATTATACCTGAAAACAGAAAGTTGTTTTATCCACTCCACGCCATCGCCCGCGATTTCGCCATTCATCTCTTCTTCTTCAGGCTTACGAGTGACATTGTTCCCTGAACTAGGTGAACCACCGGCACCAGAACTACCACCAGAACCGCCACCAGAGCCTCCGACAGCCCCAACAGCGCCAACTATGGCTACAGCAGCCCCAACAGCAATAACCGTTCTACGATCGCCAACATCAATATTTGAACCCAAAGCGACATAGGTATCAAACACGCCAGCAAACACATTGATCTCTTCTTCAAAAGATTCTTTTACATCTGTTCCCGCGTCCGCAAGTGCCTCGGCAATTTGAGCACCCGCTTCTTCCGAGACCTCGGCAACAACGATTGCGGCAAACACTTCCGTTGCTTGCTCACCGTCAATGCTTTCAAGCACCTTGGGGCTCGTTGCCAATTCCGTCGCTTGTTCACCAGAGACACCCCCATCTTGGTTGACGATCAAATCAACCACTTGTGAAACCTGATCATTTGTAATTGAATCTGACTCAAGAACATCCACGATGACACCAACAGACTCGGCGTCTAGTTCATTACCCAAGACGGCGGTAAAGGTTTTAATCAAAACCTCGTTGCTTACTTCTTCGTCAAAGACCGCACCAAGAACAGTGTTCAACAACTCTGAGGTGAGTTCGTCCGCCAATACATCAACGATGAGTTCAATGGTTTCTGCATCGGAAAGGTCACTGTCAAACACACTGTCAAATATTGCTTCTGTTTCTGACATGCTCAAGTTTGTTTCAAGCAAGTCCCCAAGAACCGTCATGGTGTCCGCAACCGAAATATCTTCGTCAAACACTGCACTCATAACTGTGTCTAGGTCGCCAGAACTAAGCGGACCATCAAAGATTGACACCAAAGCCGAAACCATGTTCTCAGCAGAAGTATCTTCCGAGAACGCCGAATCCAAAACTGCCGTCAACTGTGCGCTAGTGATTTCTGCATCCAGCATCGTCGTTAGTGCTTCGGTGAACACATCTACCGAAACATCCTCGGAGAACACGGCATCAAGAACTTTCGTAAACTCTTTGTCGCTCAGATCTGCATCTAGGAATGTGTCAAGAACAGAACCGACATCAGCACCCGGCTCATCAAGCGAACCAAGAGTTGCATCAATAACAGCATCAAACTGTTTACCAGTTAGTTCCGTATCCAACAAACCATCAAGCACCGCAGTGATTTCTTCCGTGGATGCATCAGGCGTAAAAGTTGTATCCAAAATGTCTGTGAGATCACCAGTTGTTATTGGTTCACCAGCGTCAGGCATCTCAGGAAGAATGATTGGTTCATCTACAGGGGCGGTATAATCAGGGAATGGGTCTAAGTCTGTTTCTGTCACTGTTGGCAGAATCATGGGATCTGTTCCGCCTGTTACTGGTGTTTCTGGCAACGGCATCACCGGGCTGGTTTCTATTGGCATTTCTGGCAGTGATGTCCCCGTTGGCACTTCTACGACTGGTGGGTAGTCGGGAACAGTGGTAACCACAGGGATGCTTGTAGTAGTAGTAGAACTGCTAGATGTTGTAGTACTTGAAGAGATGCCAACTTGAATAGATACTGTGTTTGAGTTGGCTGAATACTTTGAAAATGTGTCGTTATCTGAACGAATATGGAATTGGAATGTTTCCCCTGCTTCACCAAATGAGTAGATGGTTGAATAGGGGATTTCAATAGATGTGTTTAAAGCGTTCGCTCCACCAACATTCCCTGTCGCGATTCCTCCACCACCAAGACTTCCAGACCAACTAATGGCATAACGCTCAGGAAGGTATCCGCCTGATGTGGGGGCATCCCAATCAAGAAGAATTCCTGAACCAGTATCAGTTGCAGTCAGATTAGATGGAGCGCCAATTGTGTTTGGAAATGTATTAGAACTTTGTGTAAACACTGTTCCAGTTGTGTATGGGCGAGCAGTCCCTTCAACCTGTGCTGTCCCATTCCATTGATAGTGACGAATCCAGACACCTGAAGCATCCCATGAGTTACCAGTTACGGTTGACCAACTTTGGTTCTTTTGACCATTATTGTATGTATCATCAAGGTAAATGGCGATTCCGTTTGTTGTAAATGTATTGCCACTAATGAGACGGTTGTCGGTTCCCATGTTGAATGTGGTTGGAATCCAACCGTTATGATAAACGCCGATTCCATTGTTTGTAAATGTTGAATTTAGAACCTGACCACGATTCAAGCCTTGGATGTTTACTCCATAAGAGTTATCTGTAAATGTTGAGTTTTGCACTTTTGTAAAGCGCTGTGTGTTTATACCAGAACCGTTATTGCTAAATACGCAATTATTTACATATGTTTTGTTTTGGAAAGCAGTATCTGTTTGGTCTGCCCATGTTGTAACTCCAGCAGGGAGTTGTGGGGTTGAGCCATGGTCTCCACCAATACCAATGCTTAGGTAGTCAAATGTACAGTTGGTGTATGTTGCTGTTGAGCCAGCAGCATTATTCCAAACAGCGCTACCACCAGTCATTGCTGTGAATCTTATATTTGTTGCAACAACCGTTCCTTGAGAGTTGTAGATAAGACCACCGTAAACATTCTGCCCTTGTTTTAGAGTCATGTTGGAGATAGTCAGGCTTCTGCCAGATGGAACATTAAATATTCGGTACAGGTTGTTCCCATCAATAATGGTTTGGGTTCTGCCGTTACCAGTAATTGTCACATTTTGAGTTATCTGGGGTAGAGCACTAGCAAGAGTTATTGTTCCATCAACATTAAATGTAATTGAGTCGTATATGCCACCAGAAGTGGCGTTTGCCTGCGTGATAGCCCAACGAAGAGTACCGTTTGCGGTCGTATCATCAAGGCTTGTCACTACTAGAGATGTTGGCACAGGTATGTCATTAGGGACAAACGAAAGAGTTGAACCATACGCCGAACCCGAAGCATTGGTTACTTTCAACCTGAAGTAATAAGTGGTTGAGCCAGTCAAGCCAGAAACAACAGTTGACACAGTTGAAAGCGAAGTTCCAGTGAATGTTCCTGATACCGGAATATCAATGATGGTTCCAGAGAAGTCTGATGTAGTGCTGTATTGGAATGTTGCGGTAGAACTAAAGCCGTTAGGGTTTAGCGTTCCCGAGAGAGTTACAGGACCGTCATCAACCGTTACTGTTGGTTCCTCCGAAGAAACAATCGGCGCAGTAGCCGCAAGGGTTTCAAATTCAAATACCGCGGATTCCGTTTCACCAGTCTCGTTGGTTGCAACAATTTTTGCATAGTAGATTTCACTTGGATCAAGACCAGTGATTTCAGCATCAATCGCTAGTTCGTCAGCGCCAGTGAATGTACCCATTGACACAGATTCCGAAGTAGCGAAAGTTGAGTCAGTTGAGTAAATCAGTTCTGCTGTTGTGGAGAAGCCCTTTGGATTTACCGTTGAGGTAACGGTTGCGGAAGTTTGACCAATACCGCTAACTACTGGTGCACCTAGAACTGGAGCATTATTTCCTTCTGCTGAGAGTACATAACTAATACGGAATGATGTTGAAGCACCAGCACCAAGTGTTGGCACATTCAAAGCAACATAGATTCCTGCGTCCGCATACATTTCCCCAACATTGCCAAGATATGTTCCGCTAGTTGCGAGCGTATTGCCAGCATTCCAAATGTCAGCAGGATCAGGGGAAGAAAATCCGCCACTTTGTCGTGCTACACGAGCACGAGCATCAAACGACTGAAGAGCAATAAAGGCGTTGTTCCCCCATCGCGCTGTTGCCTGTGCCTCTGTCCCTTGACCAGTTACAGCGTTACACGACTGAAACATGGATGTGCTAACAGTTCCGCTGGCACAAGTCATAGCGCCAGAACCAGTTGCATTGTCTGGGTCAAATCCACGACCAAAGAAAACATTGCTAATCGCAGAACCAGTTGTGTTGGTGAGCGTCACATCCGTATGAAGCGCCTGACCTGCCGTTGGTACGCAATACCTCTGCGACACACTGACACCGTTGTACGGGCTTGCACTAATCCAAGAAACACACTGCGAAGAACCTGAGTTCTGAACATCAGAAACAGCACCAGAAACACCAGTCTGGCTATGATCGTTCTTACCGATACTTGAACCGACCTTTACCTGCCAGCCTTCAAAAGGTGAGCCAGGACAGAAGTAGTCCCCGTCATCGGTAGTGGTTCCCCAACCATCCGTTTCACGGTCAACACGGAAACCAAGGCAGTTAGGTGGGTTTGCGTGGAACCCTGAAGGAACGCTCGTTGAGCCAAACGCACCGTTCGCCCGTACGCCCACCTCAGCAAACTCGCCCTGAAGGAACCCTTGCCCGTTAGAGATCTGTGTATTAGTCGTAAATGTTGCTTGAGCGGCAGACACAGGGACAAAAAGGGCGAGCAGAACTACCGAAACAATGAGCGCTGACACGCGCTGAAATGCCAAAGTAGACCGTTGAAGCAATGAAGAACCCCGACGATAATTTTACAACATTGCAGTCACATTAAAATAAACCCATTTTGATGTATAATTCAACAACGCAAAACACAAAATTGTGATGAGGTCATATGGCAGGTGCGGGAGTTCGTCTATTTACTGCTGGTAGCCAACTATTGGCTTCGCAGATAAATGACTATTTAATGGATCAGGTTGTCGCCTACTTCACGGACAGCGCTGCGCGTGATGCCGCTTTTGGCGGTGTTGGCGAACCGTCCTTAACCCCCGGAAAAATCTGCTACCTGTTTTCTGACAACAAACTTTACCTTTACGGCAACGATAATCAGTGGACTGAAATCGGTGCACAAATAGATGACCTAGAAGTGACCACAGGAAAACTTGCTGATGGTGCTGTAACTTCAGCAAAAATTCTTGACGGAACAATTGTTAACGTAGACATTAACGCTTCAGCCGCTATAGCGCTAACAAAACTTGCCACAGGTACCATCGGTACGGTTGTCCTTCACAACGCTTCTGGTGTCCCCACCGCGACAGCCCTTTCGGGTGATGTGACAGTGAACTCTTCCGGTGTAACAGCGATTGGATCTGGAGTGGTAGTAAACGCAGATATAAACGCTTCTGCTGCAATTGATAAGACCAAGATTTCAGGAACTGCAATTACTGCTGGTGACACTGGAACCGTGACCTCAACGATGATTGCCGACGGAACAATCGTCAACGGGGATATCAATGCTTCTGCGGCGATTGCCCACAGCAAACTTGCCAACGCAACTGCTGGTCAGGTTCTCCTTGGTACTACAACAACTGGCGTCGTAACAGCAACAACGGTTACTGGTGATGTAACTATAACTGGTGCTGGTGTAACCGCTATAGGCTCTGGAGTCGTCGTCAATGCCGACATCAGCACAACCGCTGCAATTGAACTAGGGAAATTAGCAGACGCAACAATTGACATCAAAACAGGAAACTACACACTTCAACTCACAGACAAGAACAAGTTCATCAAAATGAACGTAACAAGCACAGCAAATACTGTCACCGTTCCACTTGACTCAACAGTCACCTTCCCTGAAGGCGCACAAATTCATATTATTCAATACGGAACAGGCAAGACGCAAATTGTTGGTGCCTCGGGGTCGGTAATACTTTATTCAACTCCGGGCGCTTACTTGCGTGCACAATATTCATCGGCAACTTTATTGAAGTGCGCCGCGGCGAACACTTGGATGCTGATGGGTGACTTGAGTGCTTCATGATCCCCGGCAATACTTCTAGTCAAGGCAAGTATTCCGACCAGCCAACATCTGTTTCGGCTACTGCGGGAAATGCGCAAGCAACAGTCTCGTTTACTCTCCCAGCATACGACGGAAAAGGGGTTGCAACCTACGTGGCTACGGCATCCCCTGGGGGCGCAACAGCAAGCGGCAGTACTTCGCCAATAACAGTTACTGGTCTAAGCAACGGAACCGCTTACACATTCACTGTTACTACGGTTACTGGGTACGGAGTCAGTGCGGTTTCTAGTAGTTCTGGTTCAGTAACGCCAGTTGCACCGGGTCCTCCTCCTCCACCTCCGCCTCCACCGTGTTCTTGTGTCTCTCCAGCACCTGGTGCATGTACGAGAGTTTTCCCAGACACCTGCGATGGCGGTGGGTACAGATATGAGTATTACGATTGCGGATGCGCACAAACGTGTCCGGGAACAGGTGGCTATAATCCGGTCTATGACCCTGCATACTGTGGATACACTCCCCCTCCTCCTCCAGACGGCGGAGGAGGAACACCACCTCCTCCAGACGGCGGTGGCGGTACTCCTCCTCCTCCTGCTGGTGCATGTGATGCCTGCGGCGGCGGTGGTGGTTCTGGATGCATAGACCTCAAGGGAAATGGCGAGTTTGGATGCCTATAATGTGGTCGGTGAATAAAAATATACGACACAAAAAAGATGGGAGCGAATGATTGACTTATGATTAACAAAAATGAATCATGGCAAGATTTGCTGCCAACTATAGAAAGAACAGAAGAAAGTTTTTTCACTACATGGTCTTTCTTTGAAGCAAAATTTGGAGAATTTGGCACCCCGGGTTTCTCTAAACAAATACTTCCAGCAAGATTTCCTCATATTTTCGGTCACAATAATGAAATAAATGTAGAAACCTTCTTATACCGAGGAGAAGATGGGAAACTTCTTTGTGTAGTAGCCATATACCATAACGAAGAACAGAATATAGATAAACCTTTTATTTTTGATGTTCACCCAGACCATCAACGACAAGGTATAGGAACAAAAGTTGCCGACTACATTCTTGAACAAGTGGAAAATGAAGAAGGAGTAGATTTTGACTATACGACGTCATGGTCAGACACTACTGTAACACTGGCAAGCGCTAATTTTGCAAATAAATATGTTAAAAAGTTTTCTACGGAATAAAAATCACAAGGGGTAAAGTGTCCGCATATCAAGAGTGGAAGAAAAAAATTGGCGAGACAAGACCATGGGATGTAATAAATCCAAACATAGAACATGTGCCCGAAGAGGTCTCATCAAAACGCTACGGGATTTGCGAAGCGTGCCCCAGTCTTCTCAAACTCACAAAACAATGCAAGGAATGCGGTTGCTTCATGAAACTGAAAGTAAAACTCCCCGCAGCGGTTTGCCCATTGAGTAAGTGGTAGCCACGAGACTGTTGTATGTTTGATTTTCTTGACCCATCAATGAATGAACACATACAACACCGTGTGTTTGTAGACGAAAACACCAACAAGCCAAAAAAATTTAAAGATTTAGACCAAACACGATTTCCATATAAAATAGTTGAAAAACTAGAACCAGCAGAAATTTTTTATAAAGAAGAACTTCTTAGCGCAGATGAGTGCGAGTACTTGGTATGGCTGGCTGAAACCGAAAGCAACTGGCCGGTAAATATCGCTTACCCTTTTTGGAGCGAAAGAAATATTGGACTGCTCACCAATATCCCAAAACATAAACACCAAGGTCTAGAAACCATAAAATTGGTGCTAAGTGTGCATCAAAAAATAAAAGAATTTGTTTCAAAGTCTTTTAATGTTGAATGCTATGCCGACCAAATGGGAGTAGTTAGGTGGCCGCCAAACAGTTTTCAAATGGTTCACATAGACGAAGTACCAGAATTGAGCAGGGTTGCTGGTTGTGTGGTGTATCTAAACGACGATTATGAGGGTGGACATACCTTCTACCCTTATTACGACAGGGAGCACACCCCAAAAACTGGTGCAATTTTTGCTCATAACTCAAACCATTCACATTTGCATGGTGTAACAAAAATTTTGGGAAAGACCCGTTACACGATTTCATCAACTTGGTCTACAAAAAAAGAACATTCCACGTACGAAGCGCAACTATCAAAAATGAAGTCATACTTAGAAGAAGTAGGGCAACAAGAACTACCAGCCGACAAAAGGTGCTAGCAATTACCCGCAACAATCAAAGCAACAGATATGCCACCTAATTATTTTGGATAAAAAACTACATGGAAAACAAAAAACTTGAAGCACACGAAAGATACGCCATCTGTCTAGCATGCCCACGATTCTTCAAAATCACAGCACAATGCAAAGAATGCGGATGCTTCATGAAAATCAAAACCAAAATGCCCGACCAAGAATGCCCTTTAGGCAAATGGTGAAATCAACTATACGAACTGTAAGAAAAGTTATCCAACAACCTGTGTTGCCCCAGATGCAAAAATCCTTCGTTCTGGAATGAGCGGGTGTTTAGTTATGGAGACATCTTTCAACCCTGCCATCTCCATCATTGCTTTAACTCCGTTAAAATTGGGAACATTCCAATTTGAGTTGTCATTATTCAGAGAATCATCAGGTATCAAATAGAGTACTGGTTCGCTCAACCCATCATCTCTGTACTCGGTTTCTATAACAACTCTTTCAATTGAACGCTTACTTACTCGCTCAATTAGGGCAATTGGGTTCTTGACGTGGTAGGTCACCCCAAGGAGTAAAACAATGTCAAACTTTTCACCATCTGTTGGGAGTTCCTCTGCTTTGCAGATAAGTTCATCAACATTTGAATTAAGTTGATTTTTAACAAAATCAAATGATTCCTTTTTACCCCAACCAAAGTTCCCCCATGAGTGCCAGTCGCTTGCCACTACCCTCTTAGCCCCATGCCGTTCAGCAGCAAATGAAAAATAACCATCCCACGCACCGACATCAAGAACAGTTTTACTCAAAAAATTGCAGTGTTCTAAAACAGCGGATTCCTCTGCTCTAAGTAGTTCAAGAGATTTTCCACCTGGGGTGACAGTCCCATCAGGGAGTTCAATTGAATGCCAAAAAGGTAAATCATTAGGGCTACTCATCGCGTTCTGCTCACTTTCGCTAAAGGGTTGTCAGTCCATTTGTCGTAGTCGCCATCACCCCACGACAGACTTCCAAACAAATGTTTGACTGCGATTTCCCTAAACATTTCCCAATTTTTACCAGAGTAACAAAAAAATCCAGCATCTGTTATCCTTGTATTTTCTGCGTATGTTTTCGCTTCGTTTTGAAGAGTCCCACAAAAACAGTTAAAGTGTTGATTCATACCTTCGCAATCGTGACTTATGTCTGGCAATCCAAAGTATCTCCGAATGCCTTCAGTGAAGGCATCTGGGCCAGTATGGTAGTGAACAAAATGCTTTCTTCCATAGTCAACATTTTGACACCGCTCTACCACCACATCTATGATGCTTTTGATTATGGGGCTTTTGGGCTCTGCTGCAAATGTCCACTGAATGTAGTGAAGACCATTTTCTGGGGCGACAACCATTTTGCTGTCGTGTGGAATCCATTCGTCTATTGGCTTATTGCATATTGTATCTATGTCGCAATAAATACCGCCGTATTTATAGATAACTAGGTATCTCCACAAATCAGCCTTCATAACAGGAACTTTAAAAGAATTCATCAGAGACAGCATCTCTTCGCCGTAATTATATTTTATAAATTTATAAATATCTCTATCGTTGAAATAATTATAGGAATAATCAGGGTTTAATTTTTTCCATGTTGCAGAAGCGTTTTTTGCTTGCTCTGGAAGGTCTTTGTAATCGGTTTTGTATGTTTGCCAAATAATTTTTGGTATTGGTTTTTTAATTACAAAACCATCTCCGTGTTGTATTAGCGCATTATGAATTATGAATATTTTATCATAACCATTCTTTACAAAACTTTCGCATATGACAAATGTGTCGCAATCTGCAATACCAGTAACAGAACTAATATGTCCGTATCTTATACCTTTTTGAAAAGGTTCCGCCCTGTATAAGCAAATCCCATTAGATGTTGAATAGTACCTTCCGTAATCCGTTTCTTCCCAATTATCTACTAGGTCAATGAATGGTTTGCCAGAACCTTTTTCGTTATATGTTTTTGCATCAGTTCGGCGTGTTGCCCATTTGTCATAAAGTTGAAATATCTCGTCCTCAATATGCCATGTGAATCCAGAAACAATGTCAAATTCTTGGGTTTTCCCAAAATTCAAAATCTTTGCCACTGCATCTATTCCGTACTTTACATCTGACTCAATCATCATCACATGGTCAACTGTTCCCAAGAACCCTTTTGCAAGAATTGCCTTGTTCCTTGCTTCTGCTAGGTTTTTTACCCGTTGTTCTGAAATAACCGAAGCGAAATGCTCTGTATTGATGTCTTCTGTAACTATTGAATAATCTTTGAAAAATGACCAATCCTTACTTAGCAACATTTGCTTTGTTGAATCAGTTGAATCATTTTCATACGCTGAGAAGTAGAAATCAATATCAGGAAATGAAAATACAATATTTCTAACTTGCAAATAATAAAGGTCAATTGTTTTTTCACAATTTCTAAATATTGTGTATATAAGAACTTTTTTCATTTCAGATATTCCGCAGATGCCCGTTTGCTGCTTCTTTATTTTCATCCATTGATACTCCCATTTCGGTCATTTCAAAATTGAATTCAATCTGCGGATGTGAAACATGCTGTGCAATATTGTTTTCACCGATTTCAGTTATGTTGTACCCTAATGATTCCAAAAACTCAATAAGTTCTTCTCTTCTCCTTTGGTACCAAGGTTTGTATGTCCATGCTTCAAAAATAATTGGGGGGAAGATGTTATCTTCAATAGTCTTTAATGCCCCTTTAAGAACTTCCATCTCAAGACCTTCAACATCAATTTTGATTAACTTTACATTGGTAAAATTTTGTTCGTCAAGAATTTTTACTTCAACCTCTTCCATCAGACCTTTAGTTGCACACTCATACTGGTTGTCTTTGGTCTCTTGGTCAAGACTGAATGCGCCAATGTTGGTTTCGGTGGCATAATCTGGCATTACTGACATAAACTTATCATTATGGTCTGATATTCCATAGTTATGCGAAATAACATTTTCCAAAGAGTTTATTACAATATTTGCGCAAAGTTGATAAAAGATAATTCTTTGAGGTTCAAACGCATGAAATGTGATATTTGGATATTTCTGCGCAAGGGGGATTGAGTAACTCCCCAAGTTTGACCCTATATCCAGAACCGTACCATCAGAATGGTTATCTAAAAACTTTTCTGAAATAGTCTCTAAATGTTCTTCCCAGCCGCCGCTATACCTGATTCCACCTGTAACAATATCTAACGACTCAAACAACATGTATTGCGTTTTATCTGTTTTGACAATTAAATAATTTGGAATCATCTCACTACTTCTTTCTGCCCGCTATTTGCAAATGCGCTATGGATAAAATGTGTTTCATTTTAGATACATCAGATATGGATTAAACATTTCGGCTCCAACCCTTTTGAGCAAACTGTTCATTGCACCGTCTGTTCGTCGTTGCCAGTCATAGTCGGCGGAAACTTGTGGTGACTGTTCGTAAAATGATTTGGCTTTTGAATCAAAATTATCTGTAATATTTTTTAGTTGCTGAACAAATGAATCTAAATCGGGGAGTACGACATCCCCATATCTTTCGTAGGTTTCTACAGTTTTTGATTTTCCGAGCGTGGAGTCAATAACATGGTCAGAAAAATACTTTTCGTATGAGCACCACCTAGATGTAGAAACAATAGGCATACCCGTTACCAAAGCCTGCAAAGGTATTAAACCAAAGCCTTCACCCTCTGATGGGTAGAGCAATACATCATGAAAATGAAACAATGCAACCAATTCATCTAGAGTGACAGTCTCTTTAATATGCCTGATGTTTTTTGTACTCCACTCACCGTGAGTTTGCAGAGTTTTGAGGTCAGACCAATCAGCACCGCTTGACGGATGGTGACTGTATTTTAAAGTTAATTCAAAATCAGGGTTGTCGCCAAAAGCAAGGCTGAATGCCTCAATCGCCAAGTCCGCCCTTTTCCTTGGCGAACCAGAATCTATGTGCAAGAACCTTATCTTCTTATTTAATCCACGAAGTTTTGGTGTCCATGTTTGCGAATCTACACCATGTTCGTATACGTGTATTTTCTCTTCTGGGATTCCACAATTCGCAAAAGCATCTGCCCCAAACTGATTTGCAGTCCACCACTCATCGTAGTTTTTTGAAAAATCCAACCATGCCGGTGGAGCGAGGGTTGATTCCCACTGTGTCATCTGTATTTTGTATTGATGTGGGTAAAATGAGCCAGGTGGGGTTCCATAATGGAGTTGCATTTTTGATTTAGGAGAGTTTAAATCAACCTGTAGTTTCTTGCCGTCAATTTCGGTAAGCCGAATATGTTTTGATATTTCATTGAACGAGTATGAATACCCGAAATTTGAGCCAGACGACCTAAGCCAAGGGTGTGCATGAATTGAGAACCTTGGCATCAGAAAATATTAGCCCAAATCAATAAAGCACGACGACTACGGTGCAACTATTGGCTATTTATTCTCTTCTAGTTCTTTGACTCTCTGGGACAATTCTTGAATTGCTTTTACGAGAACTGGTACTAGGCGACCGTATGATGCTTCTAGTTTTTCTGGGTTTTCTCGGTATGTGAGGGCAAGAACATCATGGGCATCAAGTGCATCTTCTGCTTCAGCAAGTTCTTGAGCAATAAACCCAATATCCTTAACGCCGACTTTGCCTCCGTCACGCATGTTCCAAGCGAATTGAACTGGACGCAACTCATTTATAAGGTCAAGACCAAAATTGATGTCTTCAACATCTTGCTTGTCACGGCTATCGGAAAGCGATGTAATTGATGTAACTTGGCAACGGAGTGCTGTTACATTGTTGTCGCCTAATGTTATTTCATAGTCTACAGATGCGGAAGATGGCTGTGCACCTGCACCAATTAAAACATTTCTTATACCAGTGGTAATGTTTAGACCTGCCTGATACCCAATCGCCGTATTGTTTTGACCAGTGGTCACACCATTAAGTGCTTGTGTCCCGACAGCGGTATTTCCGTCACCAGTTGTGTTCTGCCCAAGCGAACCAAAACCAATACCAACATTTGAAAAACCAGTTGTGTTTGCAAGTAATGCGTATTGACCAAATGCACAGTTGGAACCACCAGTGGTATTGTTTTGAAGAGCAACTTCGCCCATAGCGGTATTATTTCCGCCTGTGGTGTTGTTTTGAAGCGCACGATTCCCAAGAGCGCTATTTTCTACTCCAGTCGTGTTTGAGTAAAGGGAAAGTTTACCAATCGCAGTGTTTTTTGCGCCAGTTGTATTAGAACTTAGGGAACTACTTCCAACAGCGGTATTGTCAATTCCAGTTGTGTTCAATGAAAGAGAACCACTTCCAACAGCGGTATTTTCACTTCCAGTGGTGTTAGTGGTTAAAGAAGAATTACCAACAGCAGTGTTGGAACTACCAGTTGTGTTTTTACTAAGAGAAGAATTACCAACAGCAGTGTTGGAACTACCAGTCGTATTAAGTTCAAGAGAACTCCAACCAAAGGCAGTACTATTATTTCCAGTTGTATTTTTAGAAAGCGAAGCCTGTCCAACAGCCGTATTGTAACTACCTTCGGTGTTGAGTTGTAGAGAACCACTTCCAACAGCGGTATTTCCGCTTCCAATGGTGTTGAGACTTAATGAGGATGAACCAATTGCAGTATTGTCAAATGTAGTTGTGTGGCTAGATAACGAATAACTACCAACAGCGGTATTACGACCACCAGTTGTATTAGAACTTAGGGAACTCCTTCCAACAGCAGTATTGTTATTGCCAGTGGTGTTGTTTTGAAGAGAACTCAGCCCAACAGCAGTATTAGAAAGAGTGGTGGTTGTGCCAAAAACAGTTCCCCTCACTGTTGGCGTCGCCTCTGGAACCGAATCCTCTACAATTTGCTCAACATCTGCGGTCTGGCTTGCCGTCAGTTTCTCTGGTTTGATATTAAAACTCATTGCGAAATCTCCGTTCCAAAAACAGTAAACCCAAACTTATCCGCAGTTGAAGGAAAAACATAAACTCTGTCACCAGCGGAAAGCGTAAACTTGTGGCTAATCATCTCAAAATCATTAGCCGAAACTGGCTGGTCCCATTTAACATGGTGTTTTAATCCAAGAGTTTCACCAAAAGGAACAATAGCGAGGTCATAGGTGCGCTCAACAACATCGTGGTTAACAGCAAAAATTGATGAAACAATCGCTTGCTTGCCAGATGGAACGTTGTAGATAACCGTTGGCTCAAGTGTTTCAACAACAGTTTCACCACCACCGCCGTAGTAGTAGCCACTACCACCACCACCTGGCACGGTTGTCTGCGTCAAACCGATATACATTTGACCCAAAATCTTGTATGCGAGGCTCATAAGGTTTCTACTCCGTAAACATTGATAACAACTGAATCATTCGTGGCTTTGAATACAAGTGCATCACTTTCTGACAGGGTTATACCGCCAGTTATTTCGTGATGCTCACCAGACTCAATTGTCTTTGATTTTATGATTGCATGTTTTGGCAGTGGTGTTACAATCACTGACTGCGTGCTGTAATCGTAAACACGAACGTGTCCAGAGTTTTGACCGTTCCCACCGTTGTATGTAGCACCTGCTGCAAGAATTGTTCCGTCGGCAGACAGAGCCAATGACAAACCAAAAGAATCTCCTGCCGCTTCTCCATCAATGTCTGAACCTATTTGAACCCAAGCAGAACCATTCCATTGGTGAACACGAACATGTCCGGAGTTTTGCCCGTTGCCACTGTCTCCTGGTGCGCCTACTGCGAGAATTGTGCCATCAGCAGACAGCGCAACACTTTCGCCGCTATTCATGTTTGTTGCTTCTCCATCAATGTCTGAACCCAGTTGAACCCAAGCAGAACCAGACCATTGGTAGACACGAACACTTCCAAATTGGGACGAACCACCAAATGCCCCAACTGCAAGAATTGTTCCATTAGAAGAAAGAGAAACAGAAACGCCAAGTCTGTCAAATTCTGCTTCACCATCAATATCCGAACCAAGTTGAAGCCAGGCTGAACCAGTCCATTCGTAGACACGAACATGACCAGAGTCGGAGCCATTGCCGTCGTTACTATATGTACCTATTGCAAGAATAGCGCCGTCAGCAGACAAAGAAATAGCGTAACCACTAAAGTCTCCTGCCGCTTCACCATCAAAATCCGAACCAAGTTGAAGCCAGGCTGAACCAGTCCATTCGTAGACACGAACATGACCAGAACTGGAGCCATTGCCGTCGTTCCCTGTTGCCCCTATCGCAAGAATTGTTCCGTCGGAAGACAGAGCCAATGACGTACCACTAAAGTCTCCTGCCGCTTCTCCATCAATGTCTGAACCAAGTTGAACCCAAGCAGAACCAGTCCATTCGTAGACACGAACATGTCCGGAGTTAACACCGTTACCGTCATTCAGCCGCGCGCTTATCGCAACAACTGTCCCATCCGCAGACAAAGAAATAGCGAAACCACTTGCGTCACCAGCCGCTTCGCCGACAATGTCTGACCCTAATTGCACCCAAGCAGAACCGTTCCGTTGATAAACGCGAGTGAGTCCAGTTCCACTCGCGCCCGATGCTCCTATTGCAAGAATAGTGCCGTCCTCAGACAGTGAAACTTTACTACTAAATTCTCCTGCCGCTTCACCATCAATATCTGAACCGCGTTGTGTCCAAGCATAAGAATTGGGGTCAGGTACAAGTGTTGACTGATACTCACTAGCAGGAACAGCAAACAAAGAATAATCTGTAGTGCCCACACCAGTGTTAGTTATCAATACGCTTGATACAGCGCTTTGTTTACCTGATGGAACAGTGTAGGCGTCAATGCTTGTATCTTCTACAGATACAACTTGTCCAAGAACTTTGTATGTGTCAGCCATGTTGATATCCTAAAAGTTTTTATCCAAGTAGTGCAAACGGATGAGGGGTTGATGAAGAGGTGCCTCCACCATCGGTGTCGTTAATCCACGCGGAGCCGTTCCATTTAAGTACCTGACCCGTTGAAACGCTTGTTATTGTCACGTCGGAAAGATTATCTATTGAAGCATTCAACGAAAGCGTTGCTGTTGAACCTTCTCCTTGTGTGTGTGAAACAGAAATTCCTGTTCCAGCAGACACATTGGACATGTAGTTTCCAACAGTGTCGCTACCTAGGTCAATCGCGTCATTGACCCATGCCGTGCCATTCCATTTCAGAAATTGACCACTTGAAGCGCTTGTAATTGTTACATCGGTAATGTCGTCAATGGAGTTGATTGTTGTTCCAGCGTTGTCCGTGGAGTTAACCCAAGCAGTTCCATTCCACTTCAAAACCTGACCCGATGAAACGCTCGTAATAGTTACATCTGCGATGTCATCAATGGAGTTAATCGTTGTGCCAGCGTTATCTGTAGAGTTAATCCACGCTGAACCGTTCCACTTCAAAACCTGACCACTAGACGGGCTGGTAACCGTCACATCAGACAACGCATCCACCGACGCGTTAGCAAGGTTGGCGTTAGAATACCCAAGGCTTGTCCAAGCCAAAACACCAGTACCTATCTTAAATTTACCTGTATCAGTCTCAAAACCCATCTCACCGCTAGAAAGCGTCGGGTTGGTTGAAGTCCATGCTGATGCGGTACCGCGCCGGATTGTTATCTTACGAACAGCCATTTTCGGCACCATGTCGTGTGGCTATATTATGGACGCCCATTTACGGTGTTCCTCCGTCAACTAGATATTCTAAATCGGTTTGCTCAGTGTTCTGAAATCCGCCATCAATTATGGCATATGATGTACGACCCCACCGTGAACCGTTCCATTTCCAAACTTTTCCTATAGCCACAAACTCTTGATTCAGGGAAGGCGAAGAGGGAAAAAGTACAGCCATTTAACAATTGTACAATATTTTAGGGTGTACATTCCTTAAGTTTTTTCACAGTTTTTGCGTCAACGTTCGTGCAACGTTTTTTGAATTGCTGTACAAAAAATTACCCGATTGGGTATCTAATAATAACTATGCCTGAACCGCCAGCCTTGCCGTAGGTAAGATAGTTTTCAGCAATGTTTCCACCGCCACCGCCACCTGTATTCACTGTTCCAGCAGTACCCTGAGCCCAAGAGCCAGAGTACATACCACCAGTTCCACCACCACCCAAACCGCCAGCACCTACAGAACCATTGTTGTTGTAGGCATTGCCACCACCACCACCTGCATAATATGTTGATGTTCCACTAATACTGTTTGCAATTCCAACACCACCAGTTCCGCCCGAATTACCACCTGCTCCACCAGTCGCACCAGCCCCTCCACCACCGCCACCACCGTAGCCAGAACTGTTGGAACCGTTACCGCCAGAATTACCTTGACCCGAAGTTCCAGCACCAGCACCGGTGGTCTTTCCTCCACCGCCACCACCAGACCCACCTGCTAAGCCAGCAAGTGATTCACGACCACCCGTACCACCACCTACAGCAGTCAATGAACCAAAAACAGAATTACTACCATTGTTCCCGGTGTCGTTGACAGTAACTAAAGCGCCACCAGCACCGATGGTAACGGTATGTGTTCCTGCGGATAAACGCATAGCCCCTGATAAATAGCCGCCAGCACCACCACCGCCACCGTGAGAACCACCACCAGACCCACCGCCTGCGACAACTAAATACTCAACACTGGAAATGTCTGCTGACGGAACAACATAAACCGTACCAGTAGCCGTAAATGTATGAACCTTGTAAACCACACCAGAAATCGTGATAATGGATTCTGTACCGCCAGACAAAAGATTTTGTTTACGGTTCAACCCCGACAAACTAGCAACATTTACATACTGTGAAGGACGAGTTCTACCACCACGCATTAGCCGACCAAAGCCTCCACCTCAGCATCAGACAAACCGAGTGCCTTGAGTTTTGCTTGTGCGGATGCTTTTGCTGATGCTTTAGCCTCAACTTCAGCCAAACGGGTTGCTTCTTGTTCGGCAAATGCTTCAGCGTCAGCCTCTCGTTGTGCGACCTCTTCTGCTGTTAATTCCACTTCGGTTTGTTCGCCCGTAGTGCAATTGATTACTAGTTTTGTTGCCATAGTTTTTCCTAACTGTTAATTGTTTTTGATTCCGTATAAGGTTGCTGAAGAATACTCTAACAATGTTGCACTTCCCCAAGATGTAATCGTGACCGATGTTATTGCTGCCGTGTCAGACCACAAACCAGCACCAAAACCCATCTCGTTTCCGCTTGTGTTGTTTTCCCTAGTCGCATCAAGAGAATAGGATTTGTAATTGCTTGAGGTGTAATTTGGTATATACAAAGAACCATTAGAAAATACGCTTGCGGTTGAACTGTTTCCAACTACTTGCCCAACAATTCTTGAATCAGGAGAACTTGTATAAAAAGCACTAGACGCAGCAGAACCACTACCACTTAACACTCGCAAACTAAACGATGATGTTGATGAGTTGAAACTTACCGCTGCATAATCGGCAACCGATGCACGGCTTGTCCGTATAGACATGACCATCATTAGGTCTGTGTAGGTTTGTGGGATACCCGAAAACACGATGGTTGATGCACCACCAGAACCGACAGTTGTAGTCGCAATCAAATTATAGGTAGCCATTATGCAGCCTTAATCCCGTACAAAGTAAATATTGAACCAACAGAGAAAGTTCGTGTTGAAGCCAAGTCAAAGGTCATAGAACTAATAGCAGCCGTTGAACCCCACATACCTACCGTTGCATCAATGCCAACAGCAGCAGCATTAGTCCGAGAAAGAACTGTTTTATAC